TAATGCTGAATATTTAATACCATCTGAATTAACAAATTGGTGCATAGCAGTTGTTCTGCCAGTTAAAGTTATATCCCCTAACTGAGCCCAACCACCTATTTTTTCAGGCGAACCATATCTAAAACGTACATAATCACCATCAACCCATTGGCCCTCGCCGCCAGTTGCTGTGACTTGTTTATTAATTCCTGGTTGGATATTAATTTTTTGTAGCATAGTGTATTCCTATGCCTTATGGTTTAGTCGGCCACGTAGCGTTTTCACATTTTTCAACAGTATCTTTACCTGCAGGCATATCTCTAAGATTTTGTCTGTATGTTTTCATGTCGTCTGACATAGTCACATCAGATAAAGCATAGTAATCAGTTTCAGCAAGAAGCCTATTTCTTCTAGATCTAAGATTAGCTTGTGCTCTTCCTACAGCACCATCTGCCCATGCTTTTTCTTCAGCATCTCTTGCAGCTTCTTCTTCAGCTGTGAACTGTACTCTGTTACCGTTTATATTATGATATCTTGGCATAGTTTTTCTCCTTTTAATTTATGTATCATTTTTATAGAATTCCGTAAAGGCAAATATCTCCAGCGTCTATGTTGCCAGAGGACATTTTAAATTGAACTGCATCAATAGCTGCTGTTACATTACAGTAACCTGCTACATAACATTCATTTGCAGCTGGCAAAGCATGAACTGGTGAAATTCTTGATATAAAATGTTTTACAAATGTTGTAGATGATGGATTAAAAAGATGTAGATATCCACTACAACTTTCATCATTACCATTACCTACGGAACCAACTAAATCTGCAAAACTTGTGCTTTGTGCTAGATCTAATCCTGTTTCATATCCAAGTTGTGTTGTGCTATCATTTTCTGGATGATATGTGTTAAAAAAAGTAGTTGTTTTAGTAGCATCATAATCTGTGCTACCATCTCTAAAACCTACTGTTAATTTTGCAGAATCTGTAGCTGGATGTATATCTTTAAATGTAAACATATACTCTTTGTAAGTAGAATCTAACACCACGTCAGAACTACCATTAACAAAACTTAAAGTAGCAGAGCTAGAAGCTGTTAACTTTTTAATAAAAATCATATTGCCTAATCCAGTTACAGACCCAAAGGTTGTAACCGATCTAACTCCTCTATCATTAAGTGTAACTATGCTCATTATGAATCCTTTATTCCGTAAAGTTTTATTGTACCAGCATCTATGTTACCACTAGAAAATTTAAATTGAACAGCATCAATAGCAGCAGGAACATTACAGTATCCTGCTGTATGGTCTGCTCTAGTTATAGAAGCTTCTTGCACTGTATTACCACGTTGAAGAAAGTGTTTTACAAATGTTGTTGATGATGGATTAAATAAAAACATTTCACCAGAACAAGCACTATCAGCATCATTATCCACTCCATAATTAATTGTTTGAAATCCTGTTCCTTGAGCAATATCTATACTTGAAGAATACCCTAGTGATTGTGCACTACCACCTTCATTTTGATATGCTCTAAAATTAGTTGTTGTTTTAGTAGCATCATAGTCTGTACTACCATCTCTAAAACCAACTGTAAAACTAGCCTCGTCAGTAGCTGGATGACAATTTATATATTTAAATAAATATATAGGGTAAGTAGAATCTAACACTACATCATCACTACCATTAACAAAAGATAATGTTGCACTAGAACTTGCAGTTAAAGTTTTAATATGAGTTAATGATTTAGCTGCCCCAGGTACAGATGAGATATTTCTAATGCTTCTGTTGTTATAAGTTACAATTGACATTACAACACTCCATACATTTTGATTGTTCCAGCTTGATTTCCTGATGAGAAGTAAAAAGTAATTTTATCTAAAGCAGTTGTTGTATTTATATATCCAGAGACAAATCCATCCGCTGTAGAATCTGAATGTGTCATATTTCTTGTTCTTGCAAAAAAGTGTTTTACAGATGTTGTATTAGTTGGATCAAAGATATGTAAAACCCCACAGCCACATTGATCATTATCATTACCTTGATTTTCAAATAATTCTTGTCCACTTGTTCCTTGTGCAACATCAAATCCAGTATTATAAGCAACACCAGCAGAATCGTCAGCTTCATTATGATAAGCATCAAAAGCTGAAGAAGTTATAGCTTGGTTGTAATTTGTATTACCTGATGTATCTACTCCAAATTTATAAGATACATTATCAGTTACTGGATGAATATCTATTAGTTTAAAAATATATTCTTTGTAAGTGCTAGTAAATCCAGTTGCTAAACTTCCATCAAATGTAATATTACCTGCATTAGTGACTGTTACAGTATCTAATAATACTAAACTACTACCAGTGACTCCTGAAGGTAGACTGGTAATGGATGCCATGGATCTGTCATTGCATACATTGATTGACATGTTATGCCCCCATCAATGCTTTTATCTCATCATCGTCTAATCCAAGATCTTTTAATTTTTGTTTGCCAGATGCTTTCTTATTTGCTCTAGCTGTGTCAGCATCTTTTATTTCTTGTATCTTAGCATTTACTTCTGCCTCACTAGGCATAGTTGCACCATCTTTTATAATTTTAATATACTTATATTGCATACGTTGATCGTTAGGAATTTTATTTCCTTCATCATCATGTGTTTTCCAGCCATACCAATTAACACCATTAGTATCATTAAATTTTATTAGTGCTTCTTGAAAATAATCTCTATCCATTTTATGTATCTCCTAATCTAAGTGAAGTGAATCCAGTATAATTATAACTAGTATCTCCACGAAGAAGACTTGTTGAACCATTCATGCTATCTGTGTAAAATTTAAACTTACAATTTGATGTATCTGTTACATCAAAGAAAAAAGAACTTGATGCTGATCCGCTAACACTATCAGTATTAGCTGCTATTCCAGCAACTGCTCTTGTTTGTAAAGTATAATCTGAATCGTTAACGGTTGTATATAATCTGAGATCTGCAAATATATCATCACCATGTAAACTAAATTGAGCAAAATAATTAATTAAATAAATTCCTGTACTTGGAAAACTAAACGCTCCTGAACTTTCGGTTAATCCTGTTCCAATTCTACCAAATCCAGTAGTATCATTTCTTTCCCAATTTGAAGTTACATATCCAGTCGTATTTGCGTTACTACTAGCAGTTATTCTCCATTGATCAGCTTCTGTAATTCCACCGCCTTTAATTAATGAGTAATCAATTCTTTTAATCGTACCTGCATCTGAAACAAGGAATTCGTCTGTGTCATCTGGTTCAGCTGTTAAAGCTGTCTGCCCTGATATAACATCATTGTTTATTTTAGCAGCAGTCACAGTATCATCTGAAGGTGCACCTATGTCGAGCACATTACCTAATATTTGAACGAAGTCGATAACATCTCCTGTCGCTAGATTCGAGGCGAACGTCATTGTACTACCTGAAATTGTAAAGGATGATCCGGGTTTTTGTAGGATACCATTTAAACTGACTAACATGTGGTTAGCAGATTCTGGAGCGACATTTGTGCCCCCTACTTGTAAAGTATAAGCGGCTTGTCCGTTTACGACTGATATCGCATCACAAACCTGAAAATTTCCTACTGTTGGCGGTTTCCCTATATACACGGCTGTTCTCCTTTTTGTTTTTCTATCATATTAATTAATTCCATACAAGGTTATTGTTCCTGAATCTATATTTCCACTATCAAATTTAAACTGTATTTCATCTATAGCAGATGTAGTATTAAAATATCCAGCTGCATGTTCAGATCTAGCATGATCATTTCTTCCACAATTAATAACTCTAGATATAAAATGTTTTGCAAAAGTTGTGCTGCTTGGATTAAATAAATGTAAGGTTCCTGAACAACTTTGATCATTATCGCTTCCTGTTCCGTATGATAAAACTTGAAAATTTGTTGATTGAGCTAAATCGTAATCTGGTTCATATCCAACCACACCATCAGTTCCATCTTCTCTGTGTCTTGCTCTCCAATAAGTAGTTGACATAGTTTCATTAAAACCACTACCTCCAGAAGCATTAGCTTGAAAAGTAAGCTCAACAGCATCAGTTGCTGGATGTAAATTATTTAAAATAAATAAGTATACTTTATAAGTAGAGTCTAAAACAACATCACTAGAACCATCTTGAAAAGATAAAGTAGAATCACTACTAGCGGTTAATTTTTTAATTAATCTCATGCTGCCACCTTGAAGACTAGCTTCTAAACCATTAGCATTAGAATTAAATCCAACTGTTTTACCAGCTGCCGCTGTTACATTTAAACTGTTAAATTTTAATTTATTAAGGGCCATTAACTATCCTTAATTCCGTAGAGTTTAAATGTTCCAGAATCTATATTTCCTGATGCCATAGAAAATTGAACTGCTGTGACTGCTGCTGTAGTATTAACATATCCAGATGAATAAACATCTTCTCCTAAAGACGGTTGGGTTACACTTGCTCTTGCCATAAAATGCTTAACAAAAGTAGTTGATGATGGATTAAAAAGATACATTTCTCCTGAACCAGAATCATCATTTGAATTTCCAATTTCTCTAATTACTTCTGCAGCTGCAGTAGATTGAGCTAAATCTTCATTTGGTAAATATGCTAAAGCAGAAGAAGACCCACTTTCAGTATGATAAGCATAAAATAATGTTGATGTCTTTGTTAAATCATATGAATGTGAAGATGTATCATCAGAAAAATTTACCATTAAACTTTTAGCATTTGTTTGAGCATGAATATTAATAAATTTAAACAAATAAGCAGGATATGTATTATCTAAAACCACACTAGAACTACCATCTACAAATGATAATGTACTACTAGAACTAGCAGTTAAAGTTTTAATTAAAACTAAACTATCATCACCAGCAGCTGTAAAACCATCAGCGTCAGAATTAAATGCAAGACTTGTGCTAGCTGCAGTTGTTAGATCAAAACTATTATAATTAAATTTTGTAAGAGCCACTATTTTACTCCATACATTTTAATTGTTCCAGCATCTATA